GACGGAGCCCGGCAAGCTGACGGTCGCCGAGCGCCTCGTGAGCGTCCAGCCGACGTACGGGGTGGAGACGGACGAGGGCTACCTGGGTACCGATCCGATCTACCAGAACGCGGCCGACGAGCGACAGGCTCCGGTGCAGTCCGACGAGGACTGGCAGCGCGGCCTGACCACGGCCGACCTCTCCGACGCGGGCAAGGAGAACCTGCCCTACGTTCCGGAGCACCTCGGCACCGGTGCCCCCAAGGTGGCTGAGTACGGCCCGGTCACCTCGACCAGCACCGTGGTCCCGGCCACCAAGCCGGCGACCTCGACCAGCACGCCGGACAACGACGAGAAGTAAGAAGCGAGGCGGGCGGTGGCGTACAGCGCGGTATCAGACCTTCTCACGGGCAACATTCCCGTCTCGGGACCGGTTGACCCGGATAAGTACGTGTCCGATGCCGCCGACGAGATCGACAGCAAGATCGGTCACATCTACGAGACTCCCATCGACGTCACGGAGGGTGGTCCGCTCAGTCGCCCCGCCCGCCTCCTTCTCAAGAGGATTTCCAACTGGCTAGCGTCGGGCCGCCTGCTCATGGCAGCCGCCGCCGGAAGCCAGAAGATGGAACTCAACGCCTACGCCAACAAGCTCGTCTCGGATGCCACCTTCGCTCTCGATCAGATTGCGTCGGGGGACATCATCCTCGAAGGAGCGCCCCGGCGTGATGGCTCGGAGGAGCCTTCCTCCACCGGTCCCCAGATTCACAACCTCGACCCGGAGTCCAATGTCGAGGCGTTCTACAACCGGATCGCAAATCCGAACTACAGGTATCTCGGACTTGGGTATCCGGTTCTCGGTGGCGAGCACGGCGGGCTGGTGAGGTAAATGCCAACTCGTCGTTCCAGGTCAGACGGGTTCATCGACGTTGAGATCGTCGGTGACGCCGTCGGCGTCGAGGCGATGCTTCTTAGGATGGAAGCCGCGCTGACTGGTCCTGGCCTCGTTCAGTACCTGGCGACGATCGTCGATCCGTACCTTCGCACGAGGGCTCAGGACCGGTTCCGGTCTGAGGGCGACGATGTGACTGGACCCTGGGCTCCGCTCAGTCCTTTCACTCAGAACGATCGTGCGGCACACGGTTATGGACCTGCCCACCCAATCAACCGGCGGACCGGCCAGATGGAGGACTTCATCGTTGGCGCTCCGTCGAACATCCTTGTTGCTCCCTACGGCGCAAGGCTTGTCTACCCTGGTCGGCGAGCGTCTGGCCTGCTCGGCAAGAAGGTTGAGACTGCTCAGCGCGGCATCCAGGGGCACCCCTACACGCCACCTCGTCCGGTCCTCGGCGTGAATGCTCGGGACCTGGAGATGGTACTCCTTGGTCTTGCGATGCACATTGAGAGCTTCCAGTGATTAGCGCAGACGACAGCGTCTTCCCCAACAACGCGGTAAAGGTTATCGCGGACCGATCGAGGCTCCTGGACCCGGCGGGGGATGTCCAGGTGTTCCTTCGTCCGTTGAAGCCTGAAGACCCTGTTCAGTCGATCGGTGTCTTCGGTTCGCTGTGGCTGCCGATCCAGGACTCCATAGAGATGCGGGGGAGTGACTCGCCTGGTCCGCAGGAGCCCACACTCCAGCGGTACAGCATCGCAATCCAGGCATTCGTGAAGGACGCCAACGAGGAGCGCGGCCTGAACGCGCACTCCGTCCTGTCAAAAATGATCCTGGCAATGCTTTACAGGGACGAGCCGCTGCGGATAGGGTTGGCCGAACTGTCGGTTACGATGCTCGGTCTGACCGAAAGGACGAGGCGCTGGGGCGTTACGACTCAGCGATTCGTTAACAACGAACTCGACGCAGAGTGGCTCTACCTGTCTACGGTTGAGTGCTGGCTAGAGACGGAGACGATCTAAACATGGCGACAGACGAAGAGGTCCGGGAGGCGCGCGACCGCGTGGAGAAGCTCCGTGCGGAGATCGCCTCCAACGAGCGTGCTCGCGTCGAGCGCGAGAGGGAGATGGCGAACGAGATCACGCTGGCGCAGCTCAACGCTGAGGCCGCCCGTCTCGAAGTCCAGCTCGCCCAGCAGAAGAACACGGCCAGTGACGAGGCTGTCCGCAAGGGTGCCCAGAGCCCCATCGCCGCTGCCCAGGCCGACATCGAGCGGGCGGAACTGATGCAGAAGTCGGTCGCCGACAACCTGGTGCCGAGCGAGAAGGGCACGGTCAACCAGCCGACGCCGACTTCGCCGACCTCGCCGATCTCCCCGGTCGCGCCGGCACCGGCCAACAAGACGACGAAGGGTGGGAACTAACCGATGGGCTTCTCGTCCCAGGCAGGTCAGGTCATCCTGCGCACACAGGCGGTGCAGGGTGTCTACCAGGCCGACACGGGTACCGCCGGAGTCGGCATCCGTCTGAGGGGCGGTTCCCTCGGACCCAACCGGGACCTGATGATCCCGGACCCCGAGATCGGAGGCGGTCGGGATGTCACCGACGCCAACCTCGGCACGTCGAGCTGGAGCGGCGATTACGAGTTCTACGCTCGTGTCGACTCGTTCCTGACCCTGGCGTACGCGGCTCTCGGCCTCAAGGCTTCGCCGCCGGCGGTCGGGGGAGTGACGACCCACACGATCACCCCGTCTGACGCGGCGCAGCTTCCGTTCCTCTCCATCGAGGAGCGGATCGCCGCGAACTTCGAGACGTACCAGTACACGGACGCCGTGGTCAACACCCTCCACCTGGAGGCGGAGGCCAACGGCTACCTGATGGGTACGGCTGGTCTGATCGCGGCCAAGCAGATCGCCGGCGCAACGTCGACTCCCGACCCTGGTTGGGACACGACTCCGATGTTCGTCGGTACGAACATCATGGTGACCTACAACTCGGTCAGCCTTCCGGCGAAGTCGTTCAGCCTCGACATCAACAACAACTTCGAGGATGACGACTTCCGGCTGGGCAGCTTCTTCATCGGCGACCTGACCCCGAAGCGGCGCGAGATCACGGCCGGGTTCACCATCCGCGAGTCCTCGTCGGCCCTGTGGCGGCAGGCCGTGTACGGCTCGCCTTCGGCGACGCAGGTCGGTGGCGTGACGTCCAAGGCTCCGCTGGTCATCACGATGTCGACTTACGACGACATCCCGGACAGTGAGCCGCCGACCAAGTACACCCTGGAACTCACCATTCCGAACTTCTCGCTGAACCCGTACGCCCTCAGCGTCTCGGGTGACGACATCCTGGACTCGGACATCGAGGGCCAGGCCATGCGTCCGGACCCCGGCGAGGACATCATCACCCTGACGGCTCAGACCGGCCTGGCGCAGATCGCCTGATACAAGTCAATCACCCGTGCGGCGGGTCTAACGTGAATCCTCTATTTGCGTTGGCCCGCCGCATGGTGAGCAATAGAGGAAATCAACTACCGACCACAATGGAGGGTCAGAAATGACTTACCCGGAAACCAACCCCGCCGTCATCGAGGTCTACGAGGACTACTTCGGCTTCGGATCGAACGAGAGGTGGTACTTCCCGGACGGGAAGCAGTACATCGAGTTCCAGATCATGAACGAGGGCCAGCGGCGCGAGTTCCAGAAGAAGACCAACCGGGACATCACCTTCAACCGGGGCACCAACGACGCCAAGATCAAGGCGGACCCGGCGGAGGAGCGGTGGCACCTCATCATCACCTCCGTGGTCGGCTGGAACCTCAAGCGTCGGCAGCCGGACGGCACCTTCGCGGATGTCACCTTCTCGAAGGGCACGGCCGGGTCGGAGCTGGAGAAGTGGCTCCGCGTCGCCAACCCGAAGCTGGTCGACGACCTGGAGTTCGCCATCCGTAAGGCGAACCCATGGATGCAGGCCGAGATGACGGTCGAGGAGATCGAGAAGGAGGAGGCCCGCCTCGCTGAACTGAAGCAGCAGGTTCTGGAGCGGGAGCGGGGGGAAGGCTCTTCCTCCAGCAGGTAGAGGACTTCGTAGAAGGCCGTCCGGTCGAGAACGCACGGCACTCAATCCGATTGTTTGCCATGTGTGAAGCAATGAGGTGGAATCACCTCCCGGTGGCTGGCGGCCTCTACGATCAGCATCCTCAGCTACTGGAGGAGTTCCAGATCATCTTCGCGGCCAAGGCTCGCAAGGAAGAGCGCGAACGCAAGGAGATGGAGCGCAAGGCATCCGAAAAGAGGCGACAAGGCGGAATGCGTCGCCGGGCGCGATAATTCCCTGGGGGACATGCTTGACTAGGCATGTCCCCCTTGTCGTATCATCAGTGCCGTCGGGCACAGGAGGCCCATAATGGATCAGAACTCCTTAAGGGGCGTCCGCCATTAACGCCTACATGAACATCACGGTCAGTGTCCTGACCAACGGTGCCCAGGCTGAACTTGCCCGCGTGAAGGCTCAGTTGGCTCAGCTTCAGGGTCAGCTTGAGGCGGCTGGACGTGCTGAGGGTCCAGGCAGCGGACGGCAGCTCACCGCTCTTGCCAAGTACGGCAACCAGCTTCAGTGGACCGGTCGCCAGCTCCAATACAACTTTACGTTACCACTCGCAATAGCAGGCGCGGCAGCAACTAACTTCGCCCTGGAGAACGAGAAGGCGTTCACCCGCATTAGCAAGGTGTATGGCGATGCCACCATCTCTGCTGATGTGATGAAGAACGAGCTGAACGCCCTTCGGAAGGCGTTTGTCGCCCTCTCGAACCACTACGGTGTGCATCAGGCCGAAGTTCTGAACATCGCGGCAGATTGGGCTGCGGCTGGCGCATCCGGCGTTGCTTTGGCTCGTGGCGTCGAACAGACGCTCATCACGATGGTCCTTGGCGAGATGCAGGCCAAGGAAGCCACCGAGGCGCTGATCGCCATCCAGGCGCAGTACAACCTATCCTCGATGGAACTCGTCGAGACGATCGCCAAGCTCAACGTCGTTGAGAACCAGACCGGTATCTCGCTTCAGGGTCTTGTCCAGGGCTTCGCACGAGCCGCTGGCGTTGCCCGCGAGGCGGGTGTCGATGTTGAGCACCTGGCTGCAATGCTCGCCGCCCTCACCCCCACCGCTGGCACTGCGGCACAGGCTGGTAATGCGCTCAAGACGATGATCTCTCGCATCCTCTCCCCCACCGG